TTAAAGGACTCGTTTGTACCTGCAAACACCTGTTCGTATTGATTCTCGTTAAAGTCATTAAACACGTAACGACGAAGATCACAATTAAGTGTCTCTGTTCTACCATCGTATTTATAAAACTTATCCGTACCCATCCAGTAGGCTATACCATTTGCATACGCTACAGCGTTTTTAGAGGCTATGGATATGTTTTCACCAACAAGATTAGCCCCCCATACTATGGGCGCACCTACGTACTGTAGGCTGTATAACGCTGCATCTGTCCAAATCAACACGGCTTGACGTGAATTTGCACCTGTTACAATCCTTGAACCTTGCGATAATCGTAAACTACCTGCCTGATTTGTAGCCGCAGGTGTCCAATCTACCAGACTTTCTTGGTCAGACCATCGAACAAGCAAAGGGTCTATGTCAGAACTTCCTACTGGGTTAACACCCAAACAAAAAACAAAACGACTCACGTCAGACACAATTACATTGTTGTGTGTGGTGGGAACTCCTGATGCACCTGCCAAGCTGGATACAAGCACACCGCGTGTGGATATGCCATTGGTAACGTCCCATGTATATAGTTTACCGCCATCAAACCCTAACACTAAATCCTCACCAAAGTTCTGCTGATGCCATAAACGAATACCAAATGTTGTTGTACCACTGTTGTTCCACGTTGTACCTGCTTCGTTCCAAGCTCCTGCCCCCCAACCTGTCAAAGCTGTTTGTCCTTCTTTACCTATATTTTCTTGGTATTCTACAGTCTCACTAGCCCCAGATGTGCCATTGCCTGAGTCGCTACCTGTAGCTGTGGCTGTGGCGGTGAACGTGTATACATTTGCTGACGTTACAGCTGTGATTTCATGCTCCGTGTTAAGCACAGCAGCTGTTATAGCATCGCCTAGCGTAACAAACCCTGCAAAAGTAACAAAGTCTCCTACCTCTGCCCCATGCCCGTTATCTGTTACCGTGATGGTTGTAGATCCGTTTGACGCTGCAAGAGTAGCAGTATTGGTTGTAGTCTTACGCACAGGTGTAATATCGTAGTATCTACCTCCCTGTTCTATGTAGAACTTCTTGTGTGTACCAACACCCACCAAAGGTATGCTACCAAGCGTTGTCCATGCACGTATAGAACGAGCCTTTCCGTCAAACGTGTTATCAGATATACGTGTCCACCCACCTATCTTCTCAGGACTACCTTGTCGAAAGCGTATCTTATCACAGTCAAACCACCCACCCTCGTTGGTGTATCGGGTGCGTTCTCTATTAACTCCAGGTTTAAATGTTACTTTCTTTAAAGGCATTACATCAGCTCAAAATGTGGTCCATCAATAAAAGGTCGTCGACCTTGAGAACGACGTAGGTCTATGTAAGCATTCATAGCTTCTTCAGCTGTGCCTTCCCAGTCACGAAGGTCATCTATATGCCATGCCGCGCCCCAACGAATTTTAACACCTTCTCGTACCGCAGCTTCTTTCATAGCATCGGCTATGTCATCGTACAGGTTCAACTCCCAGCTCGCCCGTCCAGAAACATACGCCATTAAATCGACGGCATCTCCTGTGAGGTGTTTAGATTTCATCGTCTGGGAAGCCCCACGGGCTACGAGGTCAGCCTGTTCTGCTTCTGTTCTTAACCCACAGATGCAACCGAAATCGACGTTACTCACTGTGATGGCATGAGTAACAACAGAGTGTAATTCGTTTTTTACTCCGTCTAATCGTCCTAAACTTCTTTGTGATAATTTAAACGCCATCATTTTCTCCTTATTTTGCTAAATGTCTTTAATCCAAAGCTACTTGCTATTGACGCATAAATTCCCCAAGTAACCCACTCTGGACAATTAGAAAGGTTTTCAAACCCTCTCTGCATAATATCTTGCATACCTCCCCAGGGGATAAAGTTTGCTAGGAGTATAGCTACGAAAACAATAGTCCACAGTTCGTCTTTCCAGCTTGACTTAGAAGCATCCATTGCCATTGTTTCCCAGTTGGCTGTACCTTCTGCTATCTTTTGCTCTTTCACAGCTTTTGCCTTCTGAATCTCTGCTTTTGAGTCCAGAAAGCTAGTACCTAAACCAACTATAGAACCTAATAGTTGTTGTATCATTTCTTTTTACCCCCAGGTTTTTTACCATAGTCCTTAAACTTTTTATTGTTAAGTAAGGTTCCTAGAGACTTGGCTTGTTTTGCATGTAACTTAGACGCTTTTTTAAGACCTTTTACTACTTTCTTTACCTTTTTAACGTGCATGTTCATCTCCTTTGTCTTTTCTTTTTGCAAGTTGATTAAAACCAATGAAGCTAGCCAAAACGCCCATATTCGATAGTACCCAAATCTCAGCGATTCCTGAGAGGTGTGAAATTCTATCAACAGGGACTAATGGTGTCATAAGCACAACTATAAATAAGGTTACAGTTAGGGCAGAAAACCATACAAGGTGGCGTTGTTGGTCTTCTTTCTTGTCTCTATTTTCTAACAACACCATTCGCTCACGCATAGCCATCTCCTGATCTGTTACTACACCATCGCCATTTGCATCAGCTTTTTCCCAGACAGAGCCTTTTTCTAGTTTTTTCTGCGCCATTTTAACCTACTTAAAATTATCATTTAACGAATCTACCACACTATCTATGTTTGGTTCTTTACCATTCGGATCGTATTTACACCTAAACTCCATAGGACACTGTCCCTCTACCACCAAAGTATATGTATCATTTGCGCCTTTGTATAGACAAACTTCTTGCCCATTTTTTGCTTTTCGCCTCTTGTATCTTCTACATGTAACATGTTTAGGGTCTTCCCTTACACCTTTTCGCACCTCTTGTTCCCATGTCCAGTCACTAAATTTTTTTAAAAAGCAACTAAAACATTGAATAATATTTTCTGATTGTGCTAAATATATCACTCCGTCTTCTACACATAACCATTCAAATGTCTCCTGACCACCCTGCTTACGTACACACTTAGCCGAACCATCCTCTGTCGAGTCCCATAAGGGAGTAGATGAAGAGGCCAAGAACAGCCAAGCCAACAGCAAGCACAATAGTGATCGCCACGACACCCACAACCTTTTCTCTAAATATCTTTTTATCATAAATTTCCTGTTGTCTACGCTTGCGTATTTGTCCTTCCATTCTTAGCAGTTCGTCCCATGCTGCTGTTCCGTGGGTAAACTTAATAAACTGTTGTAACTCGTATCGTTGCTCTTCCAATCTTTTTTTTGCCGTAAACGCTTCGATTGCCTCTTGTTCTATACTACCACCGCTAAACACTTTACGAAACATAGTTGGATTCTTAGCAGATTTATGCGCTGCATCCACGTCACTAACAGCACCCATCCAACGCGATAGATCCTGTGACATGCTTTCAAGGTCACGTCCTGCCTGAAAGGCTCTCTTTATGCCATTAAATGCCGTGCTGGCTGTGGCTACAGCAGCAGATATAGTGACGGGATCAAACATTTAGATAACTCCACTATAAATAGCACCTATAGTTGCGGTTGTGTAAATACCAAAAGCCCATATAACAAGCTGTTCTAGTCTTTTTACTCTTGATTCTACGGATTTCATTTGCTGCTGCATAACAGCTAACTGTGTGAGTATGTCTGTAATATCTGATTTTGTCATGGTCAACCTGGAATTAATGCTACGGCTAGGTATTGAAATGTATTACCAGTTATAGACGATCCCGCGGGCAACAAAGTGGCAAACGTGTCATGTGTGCCACCATCACCGTCTCTCATGTTAAGCGTATGCGTAGAGCCGTCAGCTTCTGTAACCGTAAATGTGCCTCCTCCCGTAGAAACTGTAGCTCCCGATATGAAATGTGGGTATGTTGAAGCTGTAAAACTCGTACCAGATCCAGTAGTTACTGTGCCATTAGAGGCTAAAAAGCTGTTCTTCAAGGCTAACGTACCAGAACTTGTTATCGTACCACCTGTCAAGCCGCTGCCTGTGGCTACACTTGTAACAGTTCCGCTTGTGGCTCCTGCAGTTGCGTATGTTTTAATGTCACTAGCAGGGACTTTTTTAATTGTACCATTGTCATCTACAATTATACCATCTGAGTCGGCTACGGTTATAGAAGAGTCATTAGAAGTATCTCCGTCTAACTTGTTTAGCTCACCACTGGTTACAGTTGCATCATCTAATATGTTTAACTCAGCTGCTGTAGATGTGACAGCTGTGCCGTTTATGGCAAACTTGTCTGTAACCACGTTAAACGTACCATTGTCCTCTATCCTAGCAACTTCTGTCCCATCTCTCTGTTGAAATATAATGTCTTTACCATCGACAACGGGTTTAATAACCACGTCACTTGATGAATTAGTAATATTTAGGAGTTCTGTGCCTCCGTCAGATATTTTTATAGTGCCTCCATCAGCATCAAG